GGGGACTTGCCCCAACTGACTCGAACCAGACGCAGCCACGACAGCTGCGCCGGACAAATCAGTTCCGGCCACTCGCCCACCGATCAAAACCGGTGGCACGAACTTCACCTCTGGACCATCATAACGTGCGGGCAAGTAGACTCCGGCACGAGCGGGGGATATGTACGGTTTGGGTGAGAGTAACTGCAACGACTCTTCATCCATAGGCACATTGAAACCGACCGTGTCAAAAATCATCGAGTTGCCAGCAAGATCAGTCACCGATGCCGAAGCAAAAGGTGACAGTGGTCCGCTAGTTGAGGGAAAGGTTGCTGCGTAGACCGTCCCCTGGTCGTACAACGCAGACGCAACCAAATAGGCCGTCATACCCATATACCTTGGTCTCCATCCCCAGTAACGTGCAACGGGTCGCTGTGAAGCAAGCGTTGTGGACGGAATGAACGCCAGACCACCGGAGAGAACCACTACTCCGGAGATCGGCGCATCAAATGCCACAGCCTGATTAGCGAGTGCACCCGCTGCACAACCTGGTGGTGCCACCGGAAGCGTGAAGTCCACACCTGCAGGCCCAGCTGCCCAGAAGACATTATTCACGTCCCCTGGAGTCTGGATTAACAGTAGGTCCCAATTGTTTCCCGGTGGTAGCGCCGGTGGGGCGCTCACAGTGACAGTGGTCCTGAAGTCAGTACGTACAGTAGTGACCAGCGACATGTCTGGAATACCCGGGCACTCAACAGATGCCGCCGGGTGTAACGATTTCAGCAACCAATTGCGGGCATCGTCACTAAGCCCTGCCCTGGCCAAACGACCAAGGACTTGTTGCTGGAGGCCAATCGAAGCGGTTGTGTCAGAAGACATGGCGGTGAGATACTCAAAAACCTACAAGGCCCAACGACCAGAGCCACTAGGCCGCACCGGCACTAGCTAGAGGTCGCGCAAGCAGGTCAGCAAGGTCCTTGTCCAACACCCTGTCCACCAGATGGTGCTTGAACAGAACCGGCCGCGCCGGAATAGAGGCTAAGTACCGTCGGAGCTCTTCAAACTCATCAACGGTAAAGTCGTACTTGCGACGGAGCTCGCCATACATGTGATCATCAATCGGGTCACCACCGTACTGCGCCACCCACATGTTATAGTCTTTCCCCAACGGGATCGACCCTGACACGGCGGCACGCAAGAAATCGGTGTACAGTGGTAGTTGACCCACCACTGTTGTTAGACCTGCGACTATAGACGACCAATAGACGGCATGCTTCTTAGGGGGCGGCGGATTAACCGCCACCCCCAAACGCGCAAGCAAACGACCTAGAATCGGCACAAACCTAAATCCAAACTCCCCTGCTATCCAGCAGCTGGAGATAAAAGTGACATCTAAATAGTCACGGAAAACCCTGGACTCAGGAACTATACCGAACCCTGCCTCATACTCGGCATGACCTGTCGGGTCCACACCAGTGGCAACCAACAGATCATCCCCTGCGACAAGAATCTCACCGGGGCAACCATGAAACCGTAATGTCTCGAATGCGATCAACATATTGATCAGCGAATTGAAGACAGTGGTCTGACTAAAACCGCTCTTCGTGCCCCCAACAAGCCTGTACTTGAAGACGCCTCGTTTAAAAAACGCGAATCCCATTGCTGCGTACCCTGCCTCGACGTACTCAGCAAGCCCCCTGTCAACTGAACGACAGAGGTCGATGAAGATGTCATACGCCCATTTCCCCATCGTAGAATCCCAATTCTTCCCATCACGCTCACGGAAGTAGGGCCGCGATCCAAACCTCAAATGGACCCGACTCATCCAATCAGCCATAACGCTCGGTGGTTGACCCGAAGCCATGGTCATCCGAATACCTGATACCTCAGCGTGTGCATTGAACCAATCAAACACAGCTTTCTGAAGGGCGTACATCCACGGCCCATACTCAGATTGCGTAGCCTGATTATAATATGCCTGTATCATCCTTGCCTTAGTCCAGGGCTTATTAGACGAATCACGCTTGAGGCTTGCCTTTGTCCTCCAGGGCATAACGTCATCAAATTTCTCCGATTCTAGGATGCTCAGCCGTTTGGAGAGTGGCCATTTAAGCATCCATTGACGACGATCAAGTGGATCCACGGCCCCGGTGTCCCAGGGGCGATCGCGTTTAAGCTCATCCATGAGCCCGTACGCATAGTTCCATTGACGAATTGGAACTGGTGCTACGGCACCGTGACGGTTCACGAGGGCGTTCATGAAGTTACAGGGACAGTTTCTGCAGACATATCCGGGTCTTGCGGAAGGACCGACTTGGGTAGCGCCAATCGTGTAGTCCTCACAGAACTTATCACGCGGCGGCTGTGCGAACAACTGGTGGGGGGGGGAAAGAGGCTTCGCAGGGTACCCGAGACAAGTGGTCAAATACGAAACACTAGGCAGTGAGTAGATGCCGTCAGGATAGTGTTCTATTGCCACGTCTACAGGGTCGATGCCCCTCTCCCCTACTGTAAACCCAGAGCCAGGATTTCCCACGCGAGTTGGCGTTCTTTGAGCCATTCAGCGACTCGATTCGCCCAACTCCAGGAACTGACTCCACCGTCGACAGCTTTCCGGATGGTGCCACGCACCGCTTCCTTCTCCCACCGCGTCCACACCCACGTCGCCAACGCGACAAGGGGGAGAACCAGCAATCCAGTGAAAAACGACTTGGCTACCCACGAAAGGGCACGCATGGGGC